TTATCAATTATAATAGTATGCATAAAAAGTTATAATAAAACACTAAAAGGCTATAATAAGAAAAAAGTAACATTGAAAAAAAGTAAAAGATGTGATATAAATAGTTGGTAACTTTTTTGTGACCGTAGTTTAATGGATAAAATTCCGGACTCCGACTCCGGCGAGTGCGCGTTCGATTCGCGTCGGTCACATACTTTGATTTTGATATGTTAGGTTAATGGAGGAATCACATGAAGGACTTTTTTAACAAGGAAACATTGGATAATATAAAGCAGTTTTGCGCAGAAAATAAAAAATACGTTGGAGTAGCAGGTGTACTTGTAGGACTCATACTCATACTTATAGTAGTTGTCGCAGGAGGCAATAATGGCAGACAATCCAATACCGAAGCCGGATCACAGACAGAGATTTCGGTGAAGGATTTTGAGTTTGAAAAGGATTACACAAATGACGCAAAGGACGATATCAGCACATTACTTGCTGATTATTATAAGGCATACGTGGGTGATGACCTTGATACCCTTGGCAAGCTTGCGACACCTATGAGCGACAACGAGAAGAGCTATATTGGTGTTGTCAGCCAGTACTATGAGTCAGTCAATGACATCACACCTTACACCAAGAATGGTTTGAAAAAGGGAACATACTTTGTGTCTGTTAAAAACAGTATAAAGTTTACGGGAGTTGATACACAGGCACCTACACTTGACTTCTTTTATATAGAGACAGATAAGGACGGAAAGCTCTTTATAAATAATGTATACAGTAATTTCAACAGAACATACTGCGAGAATGAACTCGATGACGATATTATGGAGCTTATTTCTAAGTATACTGCTTCATCTGAGTTTGCAGACCTTCATGAGGAGGTACAAAAGGCATATGAGCAGGCGGTCGGTTCTGATGCCAATTTAAAGACTATGCTTGAGACAACACTCACAGGTGCTATAAAGCAGTGGTACACATCGTCAGGCATTGCCAATTTAAAGAAGTCTGATGCAGACACACAGACTACAGAGGCAGATACACAGCAGGCAGATGATGCATCACAGAGTGGTGACCAGCAGACTACAGATGCAAATGCAGGACAGACTGCAGACCAGCAGACTACGGATGCAAATGCCGGACAGACCACAGATCAACAGACCACAGATACAAATGCAGCCAATCAGCAGACAGCCGAGCAGCCACAGGCACCGGCTGAGTATCAGGTAGTGACAAAGGATGTTGTAAAGGTACGTGACGGTGCAAGCACAGATGCAAAGGAGCTTGGTCTCTTAAAGGAACAGGTAACACTTACAGCATATGGCACAGAGGGCGACTGGACTATAGTATCCTACAGCGCCGGAACAAATGGCAGAGCTTATATCAAGACAGAGAATCTCCAGACAGTAGGACAGTAAAAGCAATACAAAGTAACAGATGTGCATACAAACAATAATAAGAAGCAACACGGAGGCTTAAAGGTCTCCGTGTTTTAATCTACATAGCAAATGGCGGCCGTAAAGAGTAGAAAAGGCTGCTGTTTGGTTTATGTATATCGGATAAAGCAATCTAAAAAGAGGATATGGTATGGAAGAAAATGGTGTAAGAATAAATAAATTCCTCAGTGAAGCGGGTGTGTGCTCAAGGCGTGAGGCAGACAAGCAGATAGAAGCCGGCAAAGTAGGAATAGACGGCGTGACAGCAAAGACAGGTGACAGAGTTCTAAAGGGACAGACTGTCACATATAATGGACAGGTAGTATCAAAGGAAGAAGAGATGATACTGATTGCCCTCAATAAACCGGCCGGCATAGTCTGCACAGCAGAAAAAAGGGAAAAAAACAACGTGATAGATTATCTTAATTACCCAAAGCGCATTTATCCCATTGGCAGGCTGGATAAGGATTCAGAGGGACTTTTACTTCTGACTAACAATGGCGAGATAGTAAATAAGATGATGCGCTCCGGCAACAGACACGAAAAGGAGTATATTGTCACAGTAAACAAAACAATATCTGACAGCTTCATAAGAGGGCTCGCAGGAGGTGTACCGCTTGTAGAGCTTGGTGTGACAACCAGAAAGTGCCATGTGAAAAAGCTGTCCTCAAAGCGGTTTAAGATTATTCTGACACAGGGATACAACAGGCAGATAAGACGGATGTGTGAATACTTTGGCTACCGTGTGGTTAAGCTTGAGAGAGTGAGAATCATGAATATTGAGCTTGGTGACCTGCCAAGAGGAAAGTACAGGGCTGTGACACCACTTGAATACAAGGGACTCAAAAGACTGATTGCGGATTCCTCAAATCAGCCGGTTATGCCTGATACGAATAAGAATCATTCTGATAAGAAACATACGGATAAGAAACATACAGATAAGAAATATCCGGATAGAAGAGCGAAGTAAAGCAGACAGGGGATTATTACAGCATGGAGAATAACAAAATAAAAGATAAGATAGATGAGCTTGTTGAAAGTCTTAACCGCGCATCAAAAGCCTATTACAACGGTGCAGATGAAATAATGCCAAATTACGAGTGGGATGCACTGTTTGATGAGCTTACACAGCTTGAAAAAGAGACAGGATATATCCGTCAGGACAGTCCGACACAGAATGCAGGCTATGAGGCAGAGGCTGGAAATCGTGAGCCACATGAGTATCCGGCACTTTCACTTGCAAAGACAAAGAGCATTGAGGAGCTTAAGAAATGGGCAGGTGATATGCCAATATGGCTTTCATGGAAGCTTGACGGTCTGACACTCGTGCTCACATATGACGGTGGCAGGCTTGTGAAAATACTGACGAGAGGAAATGGAACTGTAGGAAGTAACATCACATTTTTGCAGGATGCCATAAGCGGCTTCCCAAAGGAGATACCATATAAGGGGCATATGGTTGTAAGAGGGGAAGCGACAATTTCCTACACGGATTTCAAGCTGTTAAATGATACAATCGAGGACGATGATGAGAAATATGCCAATCCAAGAAACCTTGCCTCCGGTACATTAAATCTCGATGATGTGGAAGAAGTGAAGCGAAGACATGTAGTGTTTTATGCGTTTACACTCGTGCATATAGACGATGATATCATATCATGGGGTGATAGAATGAGCTATCTTAGTGATATGAAATTCAATGTTGTCAAAAGGGAGGCAACAGATGCGGTGCGCCTTGAGGAGGCTGTAAAACGCTGGACAAGGGATGTCGAGAGTGGCAGGATGGATGTGCCTGTGGACGGACTTGTCATATGCTATGATGACACTGCCTACGCTGCAGGTGGAAGCATCACGGGACATCATGCTACGAGAGCCGGCTTTGCTTTCAAGTGGCAGGATGAGGCAGTAGATACGAGGCTTCGCTATATTGAGTGGTCGTGTGCGGTTTCGACAATATCGCCGGTGGCTGTTTTTGAGCCGGTGCAGATAGAGGGCACGACGGTTTCGAGAGCTTCGCTTTGCAATCTGACTGAGATAGAAAGGCTTGGAGTGGGAAAAGAATGTACACTTTCCGTGATAAAAGCCAACAAGATTATTCCAAAATGCATAGCTGTAAAGGATGCGGTGGGAGCAGTTGAGATACCGAAGGAATGTCCGGTGTGTCATCATCCGACACGCATATTTGTGAGTAAAAACAGTGGTGTGAAGACGCTGCATTGTACAAACCCTGACTGTACAGCCAAGAATGTCAAAAAGTTTTCAAGATTTGTCAGCAAAAGCGGAATGGATATAGATGGACTTTCGGTACAGACAATGCTAAAATTTATAAATGAGGGATTCATAAAACAGTTCCCTGACATATACCATCTGCCAGAGCATTTTGATAAGATAAGCAGCATGGAAGGCTTTGGAGAAAAATCATGCACGAATATGCAGACTGCCATCGAAAAAAGCAGACATGTCCACCCGGTCAATCTGATATTTGCACTATGTATACCTCTTATAGGTACCGATGCAGGCAAGAAGATTGTCAACGCAATAGGTTTTGATGGCTTCGCGGACAGAATGAGAAATGCCACAGATTTTGTGGATATAGACGGTATAGGCCAGGAAAAGTCAGGCTCTATACTTGAATGGTATGCAAATCCCAAAAACAGTGCGATGTTTGAAGCACTGATTAAGGAGCTTGACATAGAAAAGGCCGATATAAAGGATATGTCGGAGGGGAGCTTAAACGGCAAGACCTTTGTCATCACAGGCGATGTGCATTATTTTGCCAACAGAAGCGAGTTTAAGGCCTATGTGGAGTCACAGGGCGGCAAGGTGACAGGAAGCGTGTCAAAAAAGACAGACTATCTGGTAAACAACGACACTGAATCTACTTCATCAAAAAATAAAAAAGCAAAAGAATTAGGAATACCTATCATCTCGGAGGATACATTTATAGAGATGTTTGGGCGTTAGAAAAGAGGTTATAAAATGCCTATAAAGACACAAAATGATTTACCTGTAAAGGAAATACTTGAGAGAGAAAATATATTTGTGATGGACGAAAACAGGGCATCACATCAGAACATCAGACAGCTGGAGATTGCGATTGTAAATCTCATGCCATTAAAGGAGGACACAGAGCTTCAGATACTGCGCTCGCTGTCAAATACCCCTATACAGGTTAATGTAACGTTTGTGACCACATCTACTCACGAGGCCACTCACACATCACTCAGTCATCTGAACAAATTTTACGAGACCTTTGACGATATAAAGGACAGGTACTTTGACGGCATGATAATCACAGGGGCACCGGTTGAGCTTATGGAATACGAAGAGGTAGACTACTGGGATGAGATATGCAGTATAATGGAGTGGAGCAAGACACATGCTTTCTCCACACTTCATCTGTGCTGGGGTGCACAGGCAGGATTGTATTATCACTACGGCATACCAAAGCGTGTGCTTCCAAAGAAGAAGTTTGGTGTGTATGCGCACCACGTAAAGAACAGAAAAATCCCACTTGTCAGAGGCTTCGATGACGTGTTTTACGCACCACACTCAAGGCATACCGAGGTCTTAAAGGAGGATATATTAAAGCATCAGGAGCTTACCATACTTGCGGAGTCGGATGATGCCGGAGTATTCCTTCTGATGGATCAGGACGGTAAAAAGATTTTTGTGATGGGACATCCTGAGTATGACAGATATACTCTTCACAATGAGTACGAGAGGGATAAGAAAAAGGGGCTTGATATAGATATGCCGGTGAACTACTATCCGGATAATGATGATACACAAAAGCCGCTTTTACAGTGGCGGTCGCACGGCAATATACTTTATTCCAATTGGCTTAATTATTATGTATATCAAGGAGTGCCATACGATTTCGTAAATAACGGCGCAATCCTAAGAAAATAAAGGGTCTGCGGGATTTTCGTAAAATCGTAAAAAATATAAAATTCTATGTATTTTAATGTATTTTAATACCAAAAGTGTGTAGTAACTGTGTAGTAACCACCCCAAAAAGTGTGTAGTAAAAATTGTATATAGAAAAGCCATTATATGACACAAATATGAGAAGAACATGGAAATGCTCTTCTCTTTTTTTATGCCACAATTTAGGCATAAGGAGATGATGTTATGTTTGACGATGAAGTAAGAGAACAAATATTTGCAAAAAGTGAGTTACAAAAAATCGACTTAATGACATTGTCTCTCGTCATTAAAGCGATAGAGGAAGTTTTGGAGGAAAATAAAAATGAACATGCCGTATCAGCAACCAATGATGAATTATACACCTAATTATGGAGCATATCAGTACAACCCAATGGCGAGCTATCAGAGATACCAACAGCCCGAGCCAACACAAGGAATAAGTGGCAGAGTAGTACAGGCAGTTGAGACTATTAATCCCAACGAGGTGCCGATGGATGGCAGTGTAGCGTTTTTTCCAAAACAGGATTTAACAGAGATATATGCCAAAAGCTGGAATACTGACGGAACAATCCGCACATTGACTTTTAAGCCGGTTTTAAACGATAAGACAGACATTTTATCGGGTGACACGGAAAAACTTGAATTTGACCTATCAGAGAAAGCCACAGAGGGTATTATGGCAAAGCTCAACGAACTGTCTGAGAAAATTGAGCAATTATCTTTAGGAGCGCAAAGAAAAACTCCACGAACACAAAGTAAGGAGAGTGAAAAAGCATGAATGTAATGGGAATAATGCAACAGATAATGAGCAATAATCGTGTAATGGGAAATCCGATGATTAAGAACGCAATGAGCATGGCTCGAAGCGGAAACAGCAAGGGAATTGAGCAAATGGCAAGGAACCTATGCAAAGAAAAGGGCATTAATCCTGATGATGTAATGAAGCAGATTAGAGGTAATTTTGGGATATAGCATATGAGAGAACGTGCGCACGGCTCTTTATGGAATAAATTTTGGAGGTAAAACAGATGTTCAACACAGGAAATTGTCCAAGCGTACCTATTGTGGCGAATTTGGACGGAAACAACGGAAATAACTGGAATGACGGCTCTTGGCTTTGGTTCCTTATCGTAGTATTTGCGATATTTGGGGGCTGGGGTAACGGCTTTGGTGGTTTCGGTGGCACTAATGGCGGTGTCGGCAGTGAAATTCAGAGAGGTTTTGACAATCAGACGGTTATCAGCAAGTTAGATGGCATTTCTAACGGACTTTGTGACGGCTTTTATGCCATGAACAACAGTATGCTCACAGGCTTTAATGGTATTAACACAAATATCATGCAGACCGGATACGGCATACAACAGGCGGTAAACGCTGATACAGTTGCTAATATGCAGAATACCAACGCTTTACAGTCACAGCTTGCTAACTGCTGCTGCGAGACGAGAGAAGCCATCCAGGGCATAAACTACAACATGGCAACTAACACTTGTGCTTTACAAAACACCATGAATAGCAACACAAGAGACATCATTGATAGCCAGCAGGCAGGAACGAGGGCTATTCTTGATTATCTCTGCAATGAAAAAATCTCTAGCTTACAGGCAGAAAATAACGACCTTCGCAGAGCAGCTTCACAGGATAGACAGAGTGCATTACTTACAACTCAGATGGCAGCTCAGACACAGCAGATTATCAATGCTGTAAACCCGGCACCAATCCCGGCATACACAGTACCTAACCCAAATGCTTATGCATATGGATGCGGATGCAATACAGGTTGCGGATGCTAAACAATTAAATAATTGAGTATCTTAATCGAGTTCTTTCGAGTTTCTTTCGAGTTTCTACTCGAAGAACTGAATACAAGATTATGTCTGCTAAGCAGTATTACTTATAACCCAAGGGCAGACTATAATGTTTGCCCTTATTTTGTGAAAGAGAGGTAAAGATAATGGAAATAACAGGAATTGCGTTACAAACAGTTGCTGCCGGAGAAGATGTGGCATTTACAGAAACACCGGTATGTGGAACTAAATGTATAGTTCACAGACAGGGAAGTGGAATTATCAAGCTAAGAGGTATTACAAATCAGTGTAAGGCTAGATTTTTAGTATCGTATTCCGGCAACATTCAGATACCTACAGGTGGTACAGTTGGAGCTATTTCGCTTGCCATTGCAGTAGACGGAGAGCCTTTACAGTCAACACGAATGATAGTTACTCCAGCAGCAGTACAAAATTTATTTAACGTTTCAGCTCAAGCATACGTGGATGTACCTTGTGGCTGTTGCAGTACTGTAGCGGTGCAGAACACATCGACACAGGCTATCGAAGTACAGAATAGTAACTTAATTGCTGTTCGCGAAGCGTAGGGGGTGAGAGTATGCACATTGAAAGAATGCACAAAATGCAAGAGTGTCTTACAGAGAAAGCTGTCAGCGAGTTTGAAAAGGGCATTGAGAATGTTGACACTTCTGAAATGGGTGAGGTCGTGGATATGATAAAAGACCTTGCAGAAGCTGAGTATCATTCAATAATTTCCAAAGCTATGAAAAAGGCTGATGAAGAGGAAGAAGAGTACGACAAAGAACTCCTAAGAAGTCTTAAGGCAGAATATGGCGAAGAAAGTGGCAGAAGATATTACGACCAATATCGCTATGCAAATGGCAGATTTGCCCCTAAAGGCCGTGGAACACGCAGAGGATATGAAGAACCGCCATATTACCATATGCCGGTAAACTACAACGACATGGAGTATATGCGTGACATGGATAAGAGCCGAGGTAAGATGTACTACTCTGAACCGATTGCACCACATGTGAGTGAAAGCAATTATGACAGAGCAAAAAGACATTACACCGAGACGAAAGAAATGCACAAAGGAGCTTCTACAGAGGACAAAGAGCATAAAATGAAAGCCCTTGATATGTATATCCGTGAATTGAGCGGAGATATATCGGAGCTTTTAAATGACATGACGCCCGATGAACGCAACCTTTTGCGCACCAAAATGAGCAATCTTGCGTCAAAACTGTAATTATTAAGGCTATGGGTAGCAATGCTCATAGCCATTTTTAGAGGGTATAGACATGGATATAAGAGTTAATGATACATTGTGGCACATACAATTTAAAAAGCCCACATCAAGCGAATTAAGGCGGTCTGACGGCACAATTAGTTTGGGAGTGACCGATAATACAACCAAGACAGTAACGATAGCTGATAATGTGTCTGATTGCATGGCTGACAAGATACTATGTCACGAGCTGGTGCATGTGTACTCGTTCTCATACGGCTGTGACATTGACATAGAGACAGAGGAAATAATCGCAGACTTTATGAGCTTGTACGGACGGAATATTGTATACACGGCTGACAGAATATTTGATTTATTGGAGCAAAAATATGGATAAAATAGACAGACTATTAGAATACATACACCGGACTAATCCGGAAATGACACGGCAGAAATTAATTGAGAAACTAGGAGAGAGCGACTACAGTGCTAAGAGCATTTATTTTTTGGCGATTCAAAATTCAAACCCCTAAAAATTTTAGGATGAATTAAGTGCCCCCGTACCTTTTGATTTTTTGATTTCAAAAATCCGTTTGCAAAATTTTACAAAAACTCGTCGAGAACTTGCAAAGAACTCGTATCACACTTTAATTGAGTGAAGTTTTCTGAAAATTCAAACATTTTCCGTGAGCTGGTGCGCTTGACTTGTAACAACTCGCACCCGGTACAGCTTGCCACGGCTTGACGGCTTGCAATGCTATAATTATATTTTTAGACATTGTAAACGGCTCGTTTTACGGCTTATTTTAGCGCGCTTGATAAAATCCACGCTAACACACTCAAAAGCCCTTAAAGCGTCAAATACACGGCTTTAAATGTGTATATCATAAAATCATAGAATATTTTTACTCATTTGTCAATGTACATATGCCCGGATGCATAGCCGGATAACTCGCGACAGCTCGACAGTATACCCGATAACGGCATACAGAACGCAAGCACGCTAAAAAGGGATATAATAATATCCCTAATGGTAACGCGTGATATATTTTCCGGCTTGATAGTCACAAAACAGCGTGACCGGGTGAACGTGCGCGCGCTTTTCTACGACTTGCAACCATTCACCAGACCTTTGAACCGTAATTTTTAACTCGTGCGACTCCATCCACTCTATGCAATCATACTTGATATAATCAAAGTCACTTATTTTCGGCATTTCATAGCCTAGCGCCTGAACTCGCTTATATATTTCCTTTTTCCCCAAATACTCATAATTAGACATAATACACCCCCCTATCTATAACAAGCCTTAATTATTGGGCTTATATAGTTTTTGTGGTTTAGGTAGTTATCAAAAGCCGCCCGGCGGTATTCCTTGCCACTAATAAGCGCGGTAACATCGTCACACGCGCCCGACTCTGCGACAGCTCTAAAAATGTCCGTTATTGCTTTTCGTGTGGCGCGCTCGCTTGCTTGATATTCCGGCGCGCTTTGGTATTTGCCATTGTAGCGTGCTTTTATTTCCATTTCTACAGCGTCAAGACTGTTTAGCTCGTTGTCCATTCATTAACCCTCTTTTCTGTTTTAGTGTGTGGTTTATAGGCTATTTTTTGACCTTTTCGCGGTTCATACGTGCGTTAATCTGTTTTTATTAGGTGGTAACGCAAAGCACCTATGCGGGCGCACAATTATTTGTTCAGGCGTTGCACCTCTTGAGCCTGATGCAAATATAAAGGCATTTACAAAACCTCTTGACGCGATTATTTACCGGACGCGCGGACGGAGTGCAATATATACAGTTGTAAAGCCGTATAAAAGCACCTATGAAAAATATTGAATTGATTAATACAAGGCCTGAAAAGCCTTATATATAAAGCTAAATAGCCGGACTTGCACCGGCTGGAATACCTTTGTTAATTTGTATTGCTATTAGCTTGTAATATCCTTTACAGGAAAAGCCGCC